ATGGAATAGTAAAGCAAATAGGAGTAAATCTTAATAGCTATGATGTTACACTACCAATTAAGGAACCTTATATACATAATCCATTTTTTGACACCGTAAATCGGATAGATGGGGTGGAACTGTTTGGCTCTATTGAAAAGAGAACTACTTCAGTAGCTAAGGTGGTTTATACCCCAATTTGTCAAGATGTGATCAAAGAGTTCAAGTTAAAGTCCGGATGGGGTCCTCCAGCATTTAAGTTTGATGGAGATAAACGCCATGGTGTAAGGAGTCTTATTAGACAATATAGTAGTAAGGGTATTATGAAACACCATGATCTATTAACTAAGGCTGTATCAGATTATCAAACTGCTCTGTTAAAACCCCTATATGATGAAAGAGATTTTTGGAAGGAGGAAATACGGATACTTACAGATTATGAAGTTGTTAATGGTGTAGCAGGAAAAAGGTATTTAGGTGGAATGAATATGGCCAGCGCGTTTGATCCTCGAAAACCTGGCCCTAAAAGTAAATATGCTAAGCAATTTCCTGATGGACACTGGGAATTTGAATCATTTGTTATGGATGAGTACTATGAACGTCTAAAGCAAATGAAAGAAGGCATTGTTACTAATGAAATATATATGCAGTGTCTGAAGAATGAAGCTACTCCCGATCATAAAATAGAAGCAGGTAAAGTGAGGTCATTTTATATGAGTGGTACTGTTACTCAAATGATAATTAGAAAATATCTATTAACTACATGTAGATATTATTGTCTCAATACCCCTTACTCAGAAACTATGGTTGGTATAAATCCACATGATGATTCATGGGATAAGTTCTGTAGAGAGTTTTATTCTAGAGGTAAAGATTATATGATGGCCTTGGACTTTAAGGCTTTTGATTTAACCTCATTATTTGAAGTAGTGTCAAGTTCTATTAAGACATTACTTTTACCCCTAAGAACAGCTATGAAATTTAGGGGAGAGAGTGAGGACATTGTGAACGAAGTTAACAATGTTTTAAACTCTATAACTCATTTGTTACTATATTCGATGTTGGTTGTGGGAGGAGAGGTTGTTGTATTACAAGCTATTATAGCATCAGGCTCCAACCTCACTTCTATGTTGGGAAGTACCGTTAATTCTATTAATTATAGAATGGCATTCTTTCACATATTTAAAGATATTGATAGAGCATTTAGAGATTGTGTTACTTTACGCACTTTTGGAGATGATAGTTTATCAAACACAACTCAAGAATTTAAAAAGTTTAATGCTGTCAATGTTCTAGGTGCATGGAAGGAGTTTGGTATTCCTGCAACTGGAATAGAAAAAACCGACATAGGACGTAGAAAGTTTTATAGACAAAACGAGTTAGAATTTTTAAAAAGGAAAATGATATATAGCAAAGATTTTAGGGCTTACATAGCACCCCTTGATTATTCTAGTATGTTTAAATGTTTATGCTGCCATGTTCCGTCAAAGGCAGTATCTATTCAAGAACTAACTGGGCAGTGTACTGACAATTTCTTGTTTGAGGCCAGATTTCATGGTAGAAAATTCTACAATAAGGCCCAAGCGATACTTAGACGCTTGTTAGAAAAACATGACTTGTTAAGGTTCACTAATGCTATAGACATTACGTACGACGAACATATTAAAAATTGGCGGGCACTTTACTCTAAGGAACAGGTTACCGACGAAGTAGATTCGGGTTATGTTGAAAAAGTTAG